ATTCGCCAGAGTTTGCGCCACCTGTTCGGTCAGCGCATTGTAGTACACTGTGGCCTCGGGCGCGTCGTACCCAGGCACGGCGGCCACCTGCAACTCAAAGGCCCAAGTTACCAGCGTGTAGCCGGTGGCGTCGCTGACGATAAGCACCAGGACGTTTTGGCCAGGCTTGCTCACAGCCTGCTCCGCAATCTCGACGGTACAGGTGTTTTTGTCCGCCACTACCGCCGGATGCGTGCCGCCGCCCACCTCCGTGATGGTGTCATACCACCCGGCGGGCATCCCGGGCGCGCCGAAGCGCACTGTGTAGATGGCACCGTCCGGCGGCGTGTAGGCAGCTCCGTTGTCGGTCACCGTGACCGAGAAAAAGCGGCTCAGGCTGTCGCCCTGGCTGACATAGAGCACGAGGGGGCCACGGGGCTGCGAGATGTCGATGTTAAACTGCTGCATGTTGTGGCCTCCTTACGATTTTGCGAGCACGTCCTTGCCGAGTGCGCTGTCATATGTCCAGGTCGCGTTGTATCCATCGACCACGAGAGAATCACAGGACACGGTGATTTCCCCGGTGTTGCTGTTCATGTAAATGACCGCGGTGCCGCTGCCAGAGCTGTTGACGATGAACAGGTTGCGGATGCTTGCGGAGACATCATAGGCGTCGCTGCCGCTGTTAAGATACAGAGACAGGGCATCCCCGAAGTAAATTCTGCTCACCTTGGCGAGCAGCTCCGGCCCCTGGGCTCCGTTAAACTGGCGGATTCCGCCAGCAACGGAGCCGTTGACGTAGAAGTTGATGTTACCGTTCGCCTCCACCTTGCAGTAAAAGCTGCTGCCACCAGCCTGGAGCGTGCCGTTGATTTGGGCCTCGCCCGTGTCCAGGTTGATGGATGTTTCCCCATTGGCGCTCTGCAGGATGCCGGCGGTAATCACGGCGGCGTTGAGGATGCCGCTGGTGATAAAGTCCGCCACAATGGCCCCGTCCTGGGTAATGGCGGTAGTGTAGGGGCCGTTGTAGCCGTTGGAGCTGTAGCCCAACCCGCCGTTGTTCCAGCGCCAGACCTTGGTGGCTGTGTCAATGGTGGGCTGGTCCATGATGAGGATTTCGTAGGGCTGGCCCTCGGCGTTGCGCTGAAAAACCACATACCCGCCATCGGTGCCGGTGATCCAGTTGGTGGCGTTTGCCACAGCGTTGGCCTGCTGCTGGTTGTAGCTGCTGTTCGGGTTCTCAATTTGCTGCCCGATCTGGGTGACCTGGCTCTGGATGCGGGCGGGAGAAGTAGACAGCACCACGTCGTTCTTTTCAGGGTAGTGGGGGTAGTCCCAGTACTCCACCACCTGATGATTGATGGCAGTGCCGCGGCTGTCGTCGATGAGCTTGACCACGGAGAAAAGGGAGAAGTCCTCGAAGCCGTACATCTCCGGGTTGGTTTTGGCAAGGTCATATACCGAGCAGGTGTAAGACCGGCTGGGAACTGCCAGTGAGGCCAGTTTTGCTTTTGCGTCCTCCAGTAGATTCTCCGCGATCTCGTAGCGGTTGTCCGTCCAGTATCCGCAAATCACGCGGCTCGAGTATGTGTTGTCGTCCACATAGGGCTTGCCGTCGTTGATGTCGGCAAAAGAGAGCCCGTCCTTGCCATAGGCGTAAAGACGGGTGATGAAGTCGCTGCTGCTGCCCTTGTAGTTCAGCTCTTTCAGGTTCAAATCGCGCGTCACAAACGCGCCCAGAGGCTGATAGTTTGCAGGGTTAATGATGGTCACGACGCGGTTTTTGTTGTCCCACCGCAGCGTGATGCCGTAGGTCTCTTTGCATGCTTCTGCCACATCCAGGGGCGTGTACGCGCCGGTGATGGTGCGGCTGATGGTCACGCCGCTCTGGTCCTGCACAGTCCAGTTGCCGGGGCACACGCCCTGGATAGTGGAAACGCAGGTGGCAGAGCCATTGGTGTACTGAGGGTTGAGCGTCGCTCGCCACTCGTCCAGGTCGATTTCGCAGCGCACCTTGGCGGCGTCCGTGCCGGCGTCGATGGCCTTGACCAAATAGTGCATCTGGTCGCGGTCCTGAATGCTGGCTTCCTCGACGATGAGCGGATACAGCTCGTCCCAGATGGAGATGTTAAAAATCAGTTCGTCGCGGCCCGTGTCCACCTGACGGATGTAGTAATCGTCGTTCTTGATGGGGTAGGCCGTGTTGTTTGCGTATAAGGTAAGCACGTTTCCTCCTTACATGTAGCAGGGGTAGAACTGCACCGTTACAGGGTCTGCGGCGCTCACCGCGTTCTCGCCGGGGGTGAGATACGGGAAGTTTATCCATTCCACCCCCGCTGCCCCAGGCGCTCCGTTGCGCAGAATGCGCTTGTTGATGCCGTCAAACACAAGCTGCTCGCCTTGGGTCACATTGGGGAATGTGGCCCCGCCCAGGGTGTAGCTGTCAGCAGCAGCGCCCACGGTCACGGACAGAATGCAGTCCGTCTGCGGCGTTGTGGACGGGCAGTAGACCGTCGGCCCGGTGGTGGTGAGCATGGGGTCGTGCCGGTAGCCGGTCAGCGTGAAGGTGTTGAGCAGTCCCGTCTGCTGGGTGCCGGGGCCGACCCGCTCCGGCGCGTCGCCTGCGCCGTCAAGCGTGCAAAAATAGGAGTACCCGTCCGGCAGCGTGAGGTCTACAACGCCCCACAGCGCCCCAGTCATGCGGGAGAGCATGGTCGCCGCGTCTTTGTAGGTGTCTCCGAAAACGGCGACGGAAAGTGAAATGGAGCGCAGGCCAAACTGCTGCTTGAGCAGCGTGAAGTTTGTGCGGTTCACGCCCTGCCACCGGCTGGACGTGACCTCAACAGCACCCACAGAAAAATCCTGCAGCAGTGCATTAAAACTGGACAGGGGAGCGCCGTTGATGTAGGCCGTAGGCGTGAATGGACTTGTCCAAAATGTGTTGTTCATCGGCGCTCCTCCCATGCCAGTTGCTCGCCCATGTACCATGCGGTGGCGCGTGCCACTTCGCGGCCATCAATGGAGACGGGGACCTCTATGTGTGTGCTATTGTTTATCCCGCCTCCGCGAGTGGCCCCAGACGCGACTTCTTGTGCGGCCTGCTGCACCGCCGGAAAGCCGCCAATGCTATTGAGCATAGTGTTTTGCTCCTTAGTCAGCACCCGCTCGCCATAGTCCAGGTAGGCCGGGAAAAAGTCACTTGGTACAAAGGGCATACCTTTTTTTAGACGGGGAATAAGCGGAATGGAAAAACTGGCTCCGCCCACGCCAGGTACCCAGTCCGGAATGCGAATGCCATTTAGTCCGCCCAAAAAACCGTTGATGATGTCAATGATGCCGTTAATAGGAATCTTTGCCATGCTGACAAGGCCGCTGAAAATGGAGCCAAAAATCTGCTTGATGCCTTCCCATGCGCGCTGCCAATCGCCGGTGAAAACGCCCTTGATAAACTCCAAAACGCCATCAAGAACGCTTCGCCAAGTGTCAACTGCGATCACCACCATGCTGGTGATCGCATTAAAAACTGCGGTGAATACACCCATTGTTTGTGCCAGCATCAGCTGAAGCGGTACCAGCGCAGCCTCGATGAGGTATTTCAAAACCTCAACCAGCGGGACTATTCCGTCACTTACAAGGTTCAGAATGGGCTGAAGCATTTCCAAGAAAAGGTCCAGGATGGGGGTCAATGCTTCGAGCAACAGGGAGAGAATTGGCAGTAGCGCCTCTATTACTTCCAGCAGCACCGGCATAAGTGCGTCGACGATTTCCATCAGAGGAGGTAAAAGCGTCAGCAGCACCTCAGAAAGAACCGGCAGCAGCGCCTGCACCAGCTCCATGAGAGGAGGCACAAGGTTTTGCAGCAGTTCCAGCAGGATTGGCAGCAAGCTTTCTACAATTTCACCCGCCACAGGAGCCATCTCTGCGATGGTATCCACCAGCACCGGTAGTGCGTCCACGGCTATTTGTGAAATGCCGTCGAAAATGTCCGTTAGCGCACCCTTGAGCGCATCATCCTCAAAAAGGCCGGTGACTGCGTCCATGGCCTCCAGCAAAGCCGGGGTTACGCCCTCAGCAATTTCTCCTGCAAAAGCGGAGAAATTGTCCTGCAGCGTAGACCATTTGCCGGTAAGCGTCTGAGACTGCGCCGCCATTGCATCGTAGAACTGGCCGCCTTCATCGGTGGCAGTGCGCAGCGCGTCGGCCAGCTCCTCAAAGGATACTTCGCCGGCGGATACCCTGTCGCGTACCTCCGCCATGCTTTCCCCGGTTTTATCGGCGATGATTTGCAGGGGGTTGAAGCCCTGGTCAATCATCATGTTGATTTCTTCCAGGGAGGCATAGCCGTTGGACTGCACGCGTCCAAAAGCCGTTGCCATGGTCCCCAGCGCTTGCGCATCGCCCTGGGCTACGTCGCCCAGGCGCTTAAGTTGGTCCGGCAGCTCCTCCGCGGATGAGCCAAAGGCCAGCAATGTTTTACTGGCATCAGCCAAATCTGTCATGGCCATAGGCGTGGCTGCGGCAAGATTTTTCAGGCTCTCGGTGAGGGCGTCAGCTTTGTCGGCATCGCCCAGCATCGTAGTAAAAGCCGTTTTGTACTGCTCCATCTGGGCGTTGTACTCCACGCCCATCTTGCCCAGGGCCGTGACGCCAGCCACCGCCGCCGCGCCAATCGTTACCGCTGCCGCTCCAATTGCTTTTGCGGCCTTTGCCCCTGCGCTCGACCAGTTCGCAGCAAATTTTTTGCTGCTCTCCTCGCTGTCTTTTTCGGTTTGATCCTTAGTCTTTTTGGATTGGTCCCGGACCTTTTCGCCGGTGTCCTCAGATGCCTTTTCAACGCCTTTAGAGGACTTTTTAACGGCCTCCTCAGCTTTTTTGGCGTCCTCGTCCACTGCGCTGGTATCGACCCTCACCTTATACCGGACCTCGCCTACATCGGACATTTAATCACCTGCCTTTTGCCATGGTAGCCAAAGTGTCATACAGGCTTTGCATCTGCTCATCTTGGCTTTTTTGCTTATGCCTGATCGCGTAAAACGTTTTGAGCTTTGACAGACGCGCGCGCTCCTCGCCATTGTGCCGTGTCGGCTTTGGCATGGGAGTGGCTCTGATTTCCTGCACCCAGGCCAGCTTTGTGCCGTCTGGGGTGCTTCGCAGCAGCGACAAAAACCGGCGCCAGTGCATTCTGCACAGATGCTTGTCCAGGTCAATGCCGTATGCTTGCAAAAAAGCCGCATGAATAAGCCCCCAGTCTTGACTGAAGTCCAGCGTTTGGGGGCCGTTTTGCTGCGCGGAAGGGGCGTCGTCTTGGATGCACTTAAATGCCTCTTGCAGCACATTTGCCTGCAATCTCCGCGGAACTCTGCCGCGCACAATCAGCCTGCACACTGTGCTTGTCAGAATGTCTGGCGGACAGTCTTGCTCACCCAGTACCTCGATTGCCGCCAATACTCTATCTGCTGTTAGATGCAAGCGCCAGGTACGACCGCTGACCTGTATCTTGTCGGTGCACCACATCAGCGCCACGAACGAATGATCGCGCGCCGAGCCGCCACGTTTTTCACGCGTTCTTTGCTGGCCTCACGCAACTTGGGGAAAACTACGTCGCAAAGGAATGGCAGCACGTCCACAAATAGCTCGCTCTCGCGACCGCCGTAAAAATCCAGCGCCTGCTGGGCTTGCTGCTCCCCAAACACAAAAGCCATCAGCGAAACTACCGCGCGTCCGAAGATCTCCTGCTTTTCGGCGTCTCCTGAGTCAAGCGCAAGGCGTTCCCTTGCAATCGCCAGCGCCTCGTATTGCTTCCAGTAGCGCTGTGCAGCGGAGTCGATGTCCAGGTCAACGTGGAGCTTCAGCTGATCTCCGTCGTGGCCATCAAAAACCACATCCTCAACAAAATGCTTTTTCTGCTTGATTACGTACATTTGCATACCATCCCTTTAAAATAAGGCGGCCCCCGGGGCGGGGGCCGCGCTGGTTTTCATCAGCCGCCTGCGTTGGCGGTCACGGTGGTGTTGCCGGACGCGACCACCACGCTGGTGGACACGTTAATCATGGCCACAGTCACGTACTGGCCGGTGGCAATGGTGTACTGCGCGCCGCTGGTGAAGACGTTCCAGCCGGTCAGCACGCTGCCCACGGTGGCCTCGGGGGCACTCTGGCCGTAGCTGTACACGAACTTGCAGCCCGCGATGGGGGAGGCGGGCGTGGTGGTCAGCACGGTGTCGCCCTGGGCGGTACCCGCCGCGCTTTCCACGGTCAGGGTCTCGCTGGGGGTGATAACGGACAGGGCCGGCGCGCCGTTGAAGCGCACCTCAAAGGACACGGCGCTGCCGTCGGTGGTCGCGCCGCCAAGGTCGGTCACGTTGGCGATGGTGACGGGGCACACGATCTGGGAGATAGTGCCATCCGCCTGACCTACGGAAATGCGGAAGTTGGTGTTGCGGTCCACCATCAGGCCGAATTTGCGGGCGGGGTTGAAAATCCAGTCCTGTGCGGGGTCGCCGATGATGCGGCGGCCGGTGCAGGTATAGGCGGGGGCCATGCCGGTGACATAATTCCGGGCAAAGCCGCCGTCAGAGAAGAAGAAGTACTGATTGACCACTTCGTTCAGGGCCTCGGCAAAGTTCTCGATGCCGTTGCCGAACTGCGTCCAGGTAGAGGCCACGCCGGTGGGCGTGATGTCGATTTCGGCCTGAATCGCGTGGGAAACCAGCAGGAAATTGGTGGGTGCTGCCATGTGTTCACCTCGCATAAAATTTGACCCGGAAAGCCGAGCCATAGATGTAGTTGATGTTCTGTTCGCGCCCAATAAGGGCGGGCGCCGCTGTGGTCTCGATGGCGTAGATTTGCCAGCTTTCGGCAAAGGGCAGCGCCGTCGCCGTGGTCAGTGCTTTGTGCACTGCTTCCATGGCGGCGGCGAGCTGCTGCTGGTCTGCGCTTTTGCCGGTAAACTGCACCGGCAATTCCTGGTCGCTGGTGAGGGGCCAAAACGTGGCACGCGGCACGCCACCCGTGAGGGACACGGCGTAGCCTTCAAGGGGCGGCAGCGAGCCAATGACCACAGTGCCGCCTGTGATGGCGGCAATCATCTGCTGCATCGCCAAAAGAATTTCATCCCTCATGTGCCCATCCCCCTTGCAAAAGCGTTCTGCGCCACCTTGTCCCACGCTTCTTTGTTCTCAGCGCGGGCGGTATCCACCCACGCCTTGCCGGTGCCTGGGGTGGTGTAGTTCTCGACCACGTGGGTGCCATCCACGCGCATGCCGTACCATTGGTAGGCGGCGTAGGCGTTTGACCAAACAAGGTCATGCCCGCCTGCGTCCACTTTCTCGATACGGCCAATATCGCGCAGCGTGTGCTCTCCGTCGTCCGGGATTTTGTCCCGGCTGTCGCTCATCATCTGCTCGGCCAGCGCCGCGCTTGCAGCCTCGGCTCCGGCTTCGAGAGCGGCCCTCCACGCGGCCCGGTCTGTTTTGATTTCAAAGCCCATGGTCACACACACCCCAGTTCGATGTGGTGCACACGGGTGTCCGGCACATCCGGGACCGGGTCCACCGTGAGGATTTCAAAATCCCCAAGGTCATTTCCGTTCGCGTCCTGCACCGTCGCCCGCATGGGTTTTCCCGCAGCCTGGGACTGCTGACAAAGCGCCTCGTAGTTCAGCGCTGGGGTGGAGCGCACCGTGTCCACAAAAATGACCGCCCGCAGCACCACTTCGGTGTTGTCGGCGGTCTTTTTGGTCTCGTTGGTGTTCTGAACGTGGATGTTCTGCACCTCATACGGCTGCCACGTAGGCTTTTGCCACGCGTCCACGCCGGTGCAGACGTTCAGCGTCATAGAATCCCGTAAAAGCTGGGACGGAATTGGCCGAAGCACGGCACCCTCCTTTCCATCAGCCCGGTCTGCTCGAGGTATACCCGCGCCATCGGGCTGACCATCAGCTGGGCTGCCGTAAGGCCGCCGGTGTTGCCGCCATCGACATGCACCTTGCCCACGGTGTATCCCTGGCCGGTCTGACCCGACAGCACGGCTTCGAGGCCGTTCTGGGCAAAGTACAGCACCTGGGCCGCCGCAGCTTTCTGCACCAGCTCTTGCACCAAAGTGGGGAGGCCCGAGATTCCCCCGGCCCTCCCGATGCGGTACTCAGTGATGCTGTCGATGATGTCGCTGGCGGTGGTGGCGTACACCGGGAAATCAGCCTCGGTGATGGGCGGCGTGCCGTACAGCGCCGTGTACTGTTCGTAGGTGATGTACGCCATACGCCCTCCTTAGGTGCCGGACACGATCACGGCGGTGCCGTACTGGGTGGCATAAGCCTTGCCACCGGGCACGCCGGAGGTGTTGGCAAAGGCCACGGTGATGTACTCGCCGCTGGTCAGGGTGATGGGGGTGCCCTGCTGCAGCGCGGTCCAGCCGCTCACGTCCTGGCCATAGGTCGGGGTAGTGGCGCTGCCGCTGTTGGTGGTGTAGTAGGCGGTCATGCCATAGGGCACAGGCTGGGCCACGGTGATGATGCTCTGGCCGCTGCCGCCTGCCACACTGGTAACGGTCAGGTTGTTGGTGATGGTCGGAGCCGCGGCGATGTTGGCAAAGATGCCGGGCAGCCGCTGGTTAAGCGCGAACACGTCGTAGTAGTAACGCTCGTAGTAGAGCCACTTGCCCTTGCTCTGGGCGTTCGGCGCGCTCATCATGGACACGTCGTAGACCACAGGGGCCGCGATCGCCATGGGGTCGAACATGAGCAGGTTGATCTGCTGCGCGCCGGCGGCGGCGGTCCAACCCTCGGTGAAGTCGTAGGCACTCATCATCATGTCAGAGGGCACTTCCTGGATGACCACGCCGTCCAGCTTGCCCACGTTGCGGTCGATGTTGCGGATGCCGGTGTCGGCCTCGACAAAGCGGGTAATGCCGGCGGCCTCCTTCAGCAGCTTGTAAGCCGCTGGGGTCATCTTGGCCCGGATGCGATCGCGAGGCACGCGCATGTTGACCATGTAGGCCAGATAGGTGTCCCAGGTCGCCAGGATGTTCTCGGCGGTCAGCTCGGTGGAGTCGATGCTGCCGAAGCCAGACGCGGCGGCGGCCAGGGTGCTGGCGGCGTAGGCGTCCATCTCGGGGATTTTCTGGAACTCGTTGAAGGTCTTGGTGATGTTCGCCAGGGTGACGATGGCATCCTGCTGGATGTCCATGGGGTCCACCAGGGTGTCCCACTCACGGTCCATGGACAGGTTGAGGACCTGCTCCTGGGTGTTGAAGTTGCGGTTGAAGGCGCCGGTGATCTGGTCGCGGTTTACGGCGCGGGCGCCAGCCACGGTCATGCTCTGCACAGCAACAGCCTTGCCACCCAGGGGCTTGTAGGTCGCGCTGTTGGGGCTGCCGTACAGGTCGGCAAAGTAGCTCCAGTAGGGATAGGCGTTGGCCATCGCCTTGGAGTACTCGGTGGTGTAGTTGAGATTCTGCTGAGTAAAAGCCATTTGGTCTCCTTTACTTGTTGGAGCCAAACCAGATGTTTTCCAGCGTGGACTTGGGCGCACTGGCAGGCATGGAGCCGGTCACGGGCGCGCCAAACCGGGGCGCGGGTTCCTCGGGCTTGGCCGGGGTGGTGTCGGTCTCAAAGTACTCTTCGTACTTCTCCCGGATGCCGTTCAGCTGGTCGGCCACGGAGGGTGCGCCCTCGCTGCGGTCGAGCTGCTTGTACACGGATTCCCGGAATTTGGGCTTGACAGACGCGAACTCATCGCCGCCCAGGGCACGCAGCATGTCGCGTTCCTCGGCAACGGCTTTGTAAGCGTCGGTCGTGGTGGGGTCAACGGCCTGCGGGGCGTCTTTGAGGGCGGCCTGCACAGCGGCGTCGATTTGGGCCTGCACGTCAGCCTTGGGAACATAATCATTCAGAGTGCGGTTGCGCTCTGCCATGATTGCGTCCACCTGGTCCTCCGGCACGCCGTGATTGGTCAAAAATGTGCGAGTAAAAGCCATAACGTCTCCTTTTGCGCCCGTAGAGCGATGGGCGGGCTTTCTTTAACGCCTTGAAGCTGGGCGAAATGGTAATAAAAAAGCGCCCTGCCGGATGGCAGAACGCTTTGATATTCGGTTGCTATGCGCTTAACCCTGCGCGGGAGATGTTGGATCACCTCCTTTTACAGCTGGATTCCCTCGATTTCTGCGCGAATCTTCAGCGTGCGGATATAGTTGCCCATATGCCGCTTCTGTTCTTTCAGCAAGTCAAGAGGGCAGTCGGGTGTAAAACCGAGCGTGCCGGCTTCATACTTGACGGTCATTGCATCCAGCTTGTCGTAGCGGATTTTGGCCTGCATGTACTCAGCCTTAAACCGCTCTTTGTAGTCAGCGCTCGTCATGCCTTTTACGGTATCATTCAGCTCCATGTGAGCCTCCTTATTCGTCGTCGTACTCGGGAGCGGCGGGTCTGGTGGGGCGGTCACGCCCCAGCAGCTGCGCGATCTTGTAGTCGGCCTCCTTGTTCCAGTGGTATTCGTACTCCTGGAGCTTGTTGGCCACACTGGAAGGCACGATGGTCTCGGCGGCCTGCATCATCCCGGCCACGCTGCGCATGATCTCGCGGGCGGTGCCAAATGTTTCCCGGCACTCGCGCGGCTGGATGTCCAGCAGCTCGCCGCCAAACGCCAGCACGGCGTCTTTGATGCCCGGCTCCTCATAGCTCAGCGCCATGCCAACCTCAGTCAGGTCGTCGCACTGGTCAGAGAGCTGGCCCTGCCACTCGTCCAGCTGCTCGTGGTTCTCAAACCACGCGTTGTCGCCGGACAGGTGCCGGTGCAGCGTGCCGAAGTTCTGGATTTGGATTTTCAAAAACATGATAAGGCGCTGAAACTCATTCATTGGCGGTCGCCTCCTTCTTCTTGCGGGTGCGTTTAGGCTTCTCCTGCGGGGCCTCTGCCGCGCCCTCTGCGGGCTTTTCACTCCCAGCGAGTTCCTTGTTGAGCTCGGCGTTTTCAATGTCCTGCTGGCCCTCGGGCGGGTGCAGCAGCTCGTGATACTGCTGCGCGGTCAGATGCAGCCCGCAGCGGGTACAATGTACGCCGTCGGTGCGGCCAATGAAAACGTGGTGGCAATCGGTCATGTTGTCACGCTCCTTTGATGCTCTCCCGGTCATATCTCCGGGTTCTTCCTGTGGTGCTGATAAAGTCCCTCATAGCCGCCTGCCGGTCTTTAATACTCTGCGCCATATCGGCAGCAGCATCATTCAGCCCGGCAGCTTTGAATGCAGCCTGCTTGCGCCTTGCCTCTCGGATAGACCGCTCAAGCGCCCGCTGCTGCTGGCTTTCCTGGTATTCCTTGTCGTTGGCCTCTTTGTCCTGGCGCTTCTTGTCCTGCGGGATGGTTACGCCGGGAATTTGCGGCATCGGGTAATGGCCGCAGTTTATCGCTTCTCACATTTCTGCAAGGATTGGACTATCTCTTCCCCGTTATGGGGCCTCATGTTTCAGCCGGTGCGTCTCCGACTTACACGGTTACACTCATCACCGTTAGTCTCTACGTTTCATCGTTCTTTTCTGTGGTTGCAGTTTATACCGTATTTTGATATAATAATAAGCAGAAAGGACGTGTTATCATGAAGAAAATCGTTTGCGTTTACAAGCTGACCAACACCGTCACCGGTAAATTCTACATCGGCAGCACGCTCAACTTTAAGGCACGGATGAAGTACCACAGGTATTGCCATTCCCGCAATCCAAACGCCAAACTTGGAGCGGATATTGCCAAATACGGATGGTCTGCTTTTGCCGCCGAAATTCTGGAAGAGTGCACGCCGGAAAACGTGCGGGTCAGAGAGCGGTATTACATCGACACCATGCACGCCGTTGAGAATGGTTACAACATGGTGCACGCAACGAATTATCATGATCTCATGTCCGATATGAACGCCCGGAATTGGAAAGACCCTGCATATCGGGAAAAGCGATCCGAACAGTCAAGCGCTGTTCAGCGGCGCCGTCTTTCCAATCCTGCTTACCTTGCCGAAAAGTCCCGTCAGCTCAAAGTGGCCACCAACAAGATGAAAAAGCCGGTTGCCGCATACAGCAAAGATGGGAAACTCGTTGCAAGGTTTGGCGGTGTTCGTGAGGCAGAGCGCTGGTTAATCGCTGAAGGCATTACGCAAAGCAGAAACGCCAGCAGCATTATTTCCGACGCTTGCGACCCGAACGGGCGCCATAAGACTGCTTATGGTTATATCTGGGAGTACGATGAAACACGGGATTGACGCGCTTGCGCTTTCCCCGTTAGCCATTTCTGACCCCCGCTTGCAAGGCGGGTGAATGAGGTTTTAGTTCGGCATAAACGTCTACCGAACAGCCCTGCGGGTTTACCGTAACTCGTTGCACTTACGGGCTCATAAGTGCGCGTTACGCCGTCGCCGTCCGTGAACGTGCCGCCCTCGCTGCCCCAGGTGAAGAACCTTCCCTGATATGGGTAGCACAGTGGCCGCGCCCCAGGGTGGGTACTGACTTGGAAAATCTCGCTGCCGTAGTCCTGCTGGCGGTTGCGCACCGACTGGATGGGGGCATTGTGTACCGTGGTACGGATGTCCATGTTGATGTAGGCTTCCGGCGACCAATGCCTTCCGGCGCGGTCCACAAAGCCGTAAATGCCGCTGTCAACCATTTGTGATATTGCCCGTCGGAGGGCCTGCAAGCGTGTCTCGCTGCCAACCTCCACGGCGGTGGTAGCCGCGTTGAGAATGCCCTGCGCGGTGCTCACCTGTTCCGTGCTCATGGCTTGGTTTATCCATTGCACGGTGTTGGTCACGGCGGCGGTGTATGCGCTCTGGGCGCTGTCCAGCATGACGGTGTTGACCAGATTGGCCTTTTCGACAGCCTGCTGGGCCAGCTCCTGGAGCATGGCCTGCACCGTGTCTACCGGCGCTTCCTCAATGCGCCCGGCGGCAATGGCTTCCCGGATGGCCTTCTCCAACGTTTCCAGCGCGTCCGCTGATGCCTCATCCAGCGCCTTGCGGATTTCTTCCGGCACCCGCTTGACGGCCTCGTTGATGATGCGGGCGTTTTCGTCATTCAGCTTGCCCATCCCGGACAGCTTCGAGACCTCCCAAGAAGCCGTGCGAAAGGCGTTCCCGGTGCCCAAGTGGCGGGCGATGTTGATGATGAGCGCGTCTACTGCGTCCAGATATGCAGCCTCGACAGGCTCGGACAGGCGCAGGGCAAGGTTTTTGTCCATCAGCTCACGGCTCCACGGTACTGGCCCCGGCCATCCTGCCACACCGCGCACTCGTCTCGCAGGCAGTCCATAAGGTCGCGCTGCTCAATCAGCTGGTGGGTGTGCGTGGTGCAGTTGCCAAGCTCATTGTAGGTGTAGCGGTCAGTGTTGGTCTGCGCCACGTCCAGAATGTTGTACGGGCATTTCATCACTCTGCGCCTCCCATCATGAGCATATCCAGCGCACCGCCGCTGACGCGCTTTTCATCGGCAATGGCCTGCAGCTCCCGATCGGCCTCGTCCTCGGTCATGCCCAGGGTGTCGACCATAAAGCGCTTTTTGCTCATGAGGCCGTTGCCCACCAGCAGCACGCCCTCGTTGATGTTGGTCTGCCGGTCCTGCAGGATGGAATCATCAAAGACCACCTTGCTTTCCCAGCCGCGGGCGGCCAAGGTGCGGATGCTCTGACCTTCCCGTTGCAGGTCGTAGATGCTTGCCACCTCGATGATGGCGTCCACGATCTGGTCAATAGCCATCTTCACCTGCAGCTGGTGGCCCTTGATGGTCTTGTAGGTCTTGGAGTTCTCGCTGATAACCTCGGTCGCAGTTTTGAGCCCCTGCGCCTTGTCGAAGGTGAACGTCCCGGCGGAAAACCCGGTCTGCAGGCACAGCACCGACAAAAATGCATTGATGGCCGCGACGTGCTCATCCACGCGCAGCTCCACGCTGTTGTCCTGGATTTTGAGCGCGTCCTGGTTGTCAGTGGCCAGCGCCTGATAGACCTCGTCGTTTGCGTCGAAGTACCGCAGCATGTTCCCGGTCTGCGGGTCCGTCACCGTGCGGATGCACTGGGCCGGGACGATGATGCGCTTCTTGCCCAGCGTGAACTCTCGCATGAAGCTGTCATAGCAGATGTCCAGCGCCTTGAGTGTGGACAGCGCGTTTGCGTAAATGCTCACGCCCAGCGGGCTGTTGTCGTCGATGTTGTTGGCCTGTGCGGGCCGATAGTATGCAAACAGCGACTGCTGCAGGCCCTGCATGGGGGTGGATTCGTTCAGGTAGGGGTAGATGCTCTCCAGCGGGTAGCGGAATCCCAGGATGTCCTGCGGCTCGCTGGTGTCCTGGCGCTTGTCCTGTTCTGCCCGGTAAAGCTCATTGCTCACCCAGTAGGTGAGACCGTCCCACTTGTGCCACTCCAGGCGGGTGTAGTAGTAGCCATCTTTCGCTTGCCGGCTGATAAAAACGCCGTCGGTGACCTTGGCGTTGTCCCAGGCGGTGGGCACGAATTGGTCAGCCATGCAAAAACCGATGGAGATGTGCCCGGAGCCGGGGACGACATCGCCTTGGCTATCACGCTTGTCCTCATACCAGACCTTGATCGCGGCCCCGCCCAGCGCCATGGCCTGCTCGATGTTTTCCTGCATCTTGCACCAGAAGTTGTTCTTGGTCAGCACATCATGCACGAAATCGTCCAGCGGCTGCTCCTCGCCGTCACCTTGGGACACATGCACCTCGCACTGCTCAGACCACACAAGGCCTGCCATCTCGGCGCACAGGGCCTTGGCTACGTCCATGCGCTCCATGTCTCGCACGCCGTGGGGATCGGCGATGGTGGGGGCGGCGATGCGGTGCCATGCCTTGTAGTAGCCCTTGTAGAGCCACTTCCACACAAAAATGCCGAAGTAATAGAACTGATTAAAGGCCGGCACGCCGCCGACCTCAAAGATGTCCTTAAACTCTTTTGCCATGCCGGTATCGGCTCCAGCGCGCTGCATCCAGCTTTTCACCGCCTTTTTGATTCGTTCAAACATGGTAATCACCAAATGTCCAGAATTTGATTCATGTACGGCTCCACCGCGTATTCCTGCGCGTCCAGGCTGTCGATGTTGTAGTTGCCATCGTCCAGCCGCACGTCCTTGGTCGCGCTCCTGGAATCCCAAACAGCGCTTTCAAAGGCGTCAATGGTCTTCGGGCACGTGTTCATGATTTTGTACCGCCCTGCGCCCATGAGTCGGCAGAAAAAGCGGATGCGGTCATTGATTTCACCCTTGCGCGCGTTGTGAACCCACACGCCCGCGCCGGCCTTAGAGCAGGCCGTTTGCAACCCTCTGATGAGCGTCTGCTCGGCGCTGTCACAGTAAACATCTGAGACCATATACCGTGCTTTGCATTCCCGCACAAAATCCACAAAGTCACTTTCCAGCTCGTTCGGGGAGATGATGGCCTTCTTGTAGTATTCTTTGAGCGTGACCACCTCGCGGAATCCGCGCGTGTAGCCGGTCAAGTTAAACGTGGTGGCTGACCCGTTGCCGCCGAAGTCCACGCCGATGGTGGAAAACATAATGGGCGGCGGCTCGGCTATGATAAAGTTGCTGGGGTTGTCTGCGAACAGGCGATAGATCGCGCCCTCTGCGGCCTTCCACAGCCCCAGGATGTAGCGGTCATAGTAGACAGTGCCGGCATATTCCCGTTTAAGGTTCTCCACAAAAACGGGGTCCAGCGTGGGGTTGTCGTCAATGGTGTATTTTTGGCAGTATATGTCCGCGTCGCTCTCCAGGAACTTTTTGAGCCAGTGCGTGGGGCTTTCCGGGTTGAGCGTACCGTCAAACTTGCTGTACGGCTTATCCAGGCGGCTTTTCAGCATCGTGAACACGTCCGGGTTCCAGGTGGCCACCTCGTCGCCGTAGCAGTATTTGATGCTGGCACCACGGATGCGGTCAACCTGGTTCGCCTTGTCCGCGCCCAGACAATAGCACCGCTGGCCAAACAGCATCGCGGTGTTATCGGAGCGGATGCTGCTCACAAGGTCGGCGCCGTACATGTCCTGGAGCGGCTCTATGACGTTGCGCTGGAGCGTGCCCTTGGTGTTTCCGAGGATAACCACCAGGCCGGGCTTGTCGGCCACCCGGCGGATGCGCTTGGGGATAACAAAATAGTCAAGGTATGTTTTGCCGGAGCGGGTCGCGCCCTGCTTTATGTTCCAGCGGTGGTTTGCATTGTCGAGGAACTCGCGCTGCTTTTGAGTAAACGGCATTAGATAACACCGCCAATCTTGTCCAGCACCTCATCCAGCTTTTTGACCGCCTGGTCGTTCTTGGACGTGGCCGAGAACTTGTCAATGATAATGCCCAGGGATGTGGCAATGCTCTGGACGCTGGCCCGGTCAAGTCTTTTCGGGTCTTGCAGCGCGGACAGGTACAGACTGATGATGTTGCACACGTCGTCCTTCTGGTCCTCCATGTATTGGAGGATGTCGGCGGTGTTTTCGTCCTTTTTTTGGTGGCATTTTGCGGCAGTTTCGGCATCTGCGTTTACGGCCGCTTTCACAGTGTTTCTTGACACACCGTGCTTTCTTGCCACCGCCGCATAGGTGCCCAACGTGGCATAGTCTGCGATAATTTGCTTTTTCTGCAGGTCAGTCAGATGCTTTGCCACGTCCACCACCTCTCAGTAAAAATATGGCCCGCCCCGTCGCGCGGACAGGAGAAAAACTTCATGTTGTGTGAGCTTCTCCGGGACCGGGGCGGGCGCTCCTCCAAGTCGCCCTCATGCGGGCATCTTTGGCATATAAAATGCACCGGCCACGTTGCGGACCATGGCCGGTGCAGCAGAAAAGGAGGTGCAGACTGCTCATGCCGCCGTCTGCCGGGGCGGCCCGATGAAGAAAGGGTCGTGGACATCTGCCCGAATATCCACTATACCCATTTTACCCCCTTGACATGAGAAAAAGGTGCCAACTTTTCGAGATGTGCCTATACTTCGCCCAGTTCCTCGGCCACATAGCGGATGAACTGCGAGCGGGTGCGTTTCATGGTGCGGATGCTCATTGGCAGGTCGATGCACTGCATCTGGATGCCCTCGAATATGTTCTTCTTGACGAACTCCCGTGCGGGCTCGTCCACCATGCGGCACCAGGCCTGCTCTACGGCCCTGATTTTCCAGTCGTTGCGCTCCTTGGCCGCGATCAGGCGCTCGGCCTTGCGCGCGGTGGGGTCGCTTACACCCTGGGCCTTGGGCTGGCCGTCATGCAGGGGAGAGCCGTGGAGGATGATCTCCTCTTGCTCCCGCCGCCGTCGCAGCATGGTGTAGTAGCTCTTGGCGATGGCCACACACTGGCGGTAGATGTCGGTGGGGATGTGGTCGGTCATGGGCGGGTCTCCTCTCCATCAGCGCGACGGACAATCTGCACAGACTTCCCATAGCTGTCGAATTTGACAAGAAACTCGCACTTCGCAAAGATGGCCATCGTAAGGCTCTGTCTGGCATCGTCTGCATCCTTCACCGCCGCATCTCTCTCCGCCGTCACCTTTGCCAGCTCCTCCCGCAGCTGGCGCACGATGGGAAGGGTTTCGGGGTCGATGGTGGGCGACGCCTCAGTAACCGCTTGCAGTGCGCTATTCCATCCGTAGGCGTAGCCCTTGCGCTCAAACGCGTCCGGGTTTGCTTTGCCCACTCCAAGGTTGTTCACATCAATCAACCGCTGTTCAGCCATTTTCTTCACCGCCTTTCGGTTCAAACCGCCCGCAGAAAAACTCCGCGTCCGTAGGCTCTGTTGCGCACGGGCCGCTGGCGCAATGCCGTTTGTACCAGTTGGCGCAGTCTTTGCACCGCCCAATCGGCGGCGCCGGTCGACGGTTCCAGTCTGCAAGAGCCTCTTTCTCTGTTGTGTGCGCCCCGGAAACGGCATGGCATACGGTGCATTCTCCACGGTATCCGGCTTCAAAAGCCTGTGCTGGTTCGCTCCATCCCATGTGCCGGACTTGCGTGTAAATGCTTCCGCACAGCGGGCACCGCAGCACAATCCCCTTTTCCGTGCACTCCCGCTGGGCTTCGGCATCACCCAGCAGGGCGCGGCGTTCAAGATCGGTCACTCCAATTCCTCCCCGTTTTTCATTCTCGCGCCGCATTGAGGGCAGAACATCGAATACCAAATATCATCAATCGCGGGATCGTATGCAGGCATATATCCGCAATTCGTGCATTCCGGGTATTCGTCTTTATTGTTCTTCCACTCGGCACAAAGGCTGGTGTCGGATTTGGTGTAGGATTTATTCTTCACCGCCGATTTCCCCTTTCATGTCCGCCCCACGGCGTGGGCAAAAGTCCGATTCCGTGAATTTGTCATCCGGCATTTTCATGCACTTAGAGCAACACACGCCGACTTGGTGCTGGGCTACCGCAGGCTCTCCGTCCTCGTAGATTTTCACCCACCGCCCCCGCACCACCGGGCGAACGTCTGCAGGCCGGATTGACCGTATCACCGCCTTTGCGTCATGGAAGGTGATTGTGTTCTGGAATCCATCAACATCCCGTTCCGGGATTCTGTCCCCGTTATAAAACGAAAACCGGCTTAATGCCTCTGCTTTGTCGATGTGTTCAGCCACCGCAAACCCTCCTTTCCAGCTCTGCCAGGGCTTCCGGCGTCATGGCGCGCCCACATCCAGGACAGAACGCGGTTTTGCCCCAGAAATAGCTCACTGGATACCCGCACTTGGAGCACTTGCACATCATTTCTTCGCTCTGGTCGTTGTCTGCCCATTCCGCTGTCCACTTATCCAGATCAATGCGGGCCGTCCACCCCCTCTGCTCATGCACCCGCTGCCAGTGCTCCTCCACGGTTTTCAGCGCCTCTTGCAGGTGCTCCAGCTTTTCACGCAGGCCGCGCAGCTCTTCCGGTGGGGTGTTAGGCTTACGCTCTGCCCGCCGGACGGACAGCTCTGTGCGGCGGATTTCGCGCTGTAAGTAGTCGGTGGTGGTCATGTTTCTGCTTCTCCTTTCAGGTAGTAGTCAATCCCAATCTGCGAGTGCTCCAGCATCGACCACGAAAATCTGTCCTGTGCATTGATGAATCCTTCATCCTCCAGAGCAAACCGCGCGTCAAAGTCGTGAACAGTGTGCCCATCCGGCTTGAAGCTCACCTGGCTGTCATTGTCCCATTTCAGCATGAGCGCCCACAAATCAGGGTAGTTTTTGCGTACAAGCCGAAGCTGATGCGCCGGTTGCTTTGGGCAAAACCAGCACCCACCCCTCGTCGCTGTTGTGTAGATTGGGGAAAGCAGACCGTTTTCGTCGCACCACTTGCGGCATTTCGCCTCATCCCATCCTGCCTCTACCAGAGGCGAAACAGTCTTATCGGAAAGCTGTCCAAATCGGTTTGGCTCATCCGCTGCAATTCCGACATAGTTCACAGAACCTTTTCCGCCAATCAGCTTTGATATTTTCAGGTCTCTTGAGCACCAACTTCCAAGCATCAATGGCCATCCCGTCGCCCTGCCGCGAAATTCAGGCTTTGCGCGGTCTGTAACCTTGCAATAAAAGCGGCTTTCAAACGTCCACTTGCTGCGGATGTGCTCTACTTCAATCCCCCACCGCTCCTCGATGATCTTGTCGGCCTTTGCCTTAAACTCAACCATCGGCGGCAGGTCTGCGGGTATCGTATCGGTGGCCCACACTTCGGCATGTACAATGCGGTCAAGCGGCCAGCCCAGTTCATCAATGGCCCCAAGGCATGCAAGGCTATCTTTTCCATATGACAGAGACAGGATGTGTTCCTTCACTTCTTCACCCGCTTCCTGCTCTTGCTCCTATCCTTGCCCGCCTTTGCGTGCAGGCTGATGGAGCGCCTTTTGAGGCGGTATGCGCCGCCGGTCTTTCGCTTGTTGGAGTTCACAGCATGCACACCCCCTTGGGCCATACACAAGGGCGGTCACCGCTGCGCCAGGGGCAAGAATTACACTCAAAGGGAATGTATCTGCATTCAGCACTGTACTGCGCGATGGCGTGCAGCACCTCCTGTTTGGTCATATGACACGCCGCCATGATATGCTCCACTCTCTCCCTCTGGACAAGGTGCATCCGGGCGGCGCGGGTCTCTGTGGTGGTCATTTTACAGCCCCCCCATCATGATCCGCCGTGGTTTCTTTTCCGGCAAGGATGGCCACGGTAGGTCGTCCAAAAGCCCTGATTTGTCCGTCTGTCCTCGGTAGCCCAGAGCCAGATGGTTTTCAGCGGGTTCCGATAGATCCTACCTTGCTCAGTCCGTTCTTTGATGCGATCTCGATAGAAACTCACGGCTGCGCTCCCGAACTCTTTCTCGAGGGTCGCTGTGGTCAATGGCGATGGAACTTTCAAATATTCCTTCATGATGCGTCTCCCTCCGTCGCGCCCCGCCGCGTCTCCCGGTCCAGCCAGGTCGCTGCCACGGCCATGGCCTGCCACGCATCCTTCGAGAATCCGTAGAAGAACCCCGGCGCCGCCTTGGTCCCCTTTCCATGGTTGGGCTGCCCGTAGGCGTATCGGTCCACCAGCGCCTGCATGATATTCCCGTCTTTGGCATGGCCGTTGTGGCACAGGGTCTTCTTCTCCTCCAGGCGGTAGACGATGTGGCGCGACTGCTGCTCCGGCAGCACCGCCCCCAACTGGAGGAATCGCCCGATCCAAACGCAGGTCTCGAACACTTCCCGGCCCACCGCCATACCGTAGCTGGCCACCATCTCCACCACGATCTCGGCGCGCCCCACATTGTAGGGCAGCTGGCGCAGCAGCTCCTCGTTTGGCAGCTTTCCGCGGGACAGCACTCTGGTGATCTCCCGGCCATCGTGCTCTACGATCACATACCCGCTGTGGGTGGTGCCCGGGTCGATGGCAAAAATCTTGTTGTACATAACGACCTCTCCTTTCGGAAGATGCCCGGGCTTTCGCCCGGGCCCCTCGCGTCATGTTTTTTTCGGCCGCACCGGCCGTTGGGTCTGCGTAGTGCTCTGCATTGCGAAACACTCGCCTCACTCCTCTCATTTGAGGCGCAGCGGGCATCCAAATGCCTGCGCATACTTCGCAAGGATTTCCTTGCTAAGTTTTTCGGCGCGGCCAAACTGCTGGTAAACTGCATGTCGAGTGCTGCCGATCTTCTGCGCGATCTCTGCCGCATCAAGGCCGTTGGTGATATACTTGAGGCGGTCGTACACTCTCGGAAGAGAAGGCCACGTCACGACATCGCCGTTCGGGCCGCTCATTCTCCACGCCGGCTTGCTTGCGCCCCGGTGCGCACACTGGGCGATCATGTTCTTCTCTTTCTGCTCTTCGATGTATTCAGCACGTTCTTCCATCGTCTACCTCCCAAAATCTTTGTTTTGCGCCCTCAAAGTTGAACTTTAGGTCACCCACAAGGCCGTCCTTGTTTTTACCAATGCGGACAACATATTCCCCGGTATCCCGGTCTGCGTAGTGCAGGAGCATGATGCAATCTGCCAATGTGTTACCGCCAAGGCTCTTTATCCTCGGCTTCTGCGGTTTCTTCTGTTATCCCGCAGTTCAGACTATATCATCACCATTTTATGGTGCTGGGCACTCGTGTCGGGTTTATTGGTTTCCGTCCTCACCCGTTAGTCGTTGAACCTTCCGCACTACTTGATCGGTGTTCGTGCGGCTTGGTTGCTGATTGCCCGCTTCCGGGGTTCCCAGCAATTCACCCAGTTTATACAGGACATCATTTGTAGCATACGGGAGCACAATCCCCTTGAACGTCTCTGCGCTGTTCTTTTTGATGTATACCGTGTTGTCCTTGTGCACGCTCGTGTCTATTCCAAATTTGCAAGAGAGCCATTGTCTAAAGTTGTTCGTGCTTTCCTCTCCATATCCATTCATCGCAAACGCGAATGTGTTTCTAACCCGGTATCCATCGTCAAAGAACTTAACCGCCAAGCACAGTCCTCCTCTAAGCAAAATGCTTTGAGGAATGACCTTCTTTCCGTCTCTATACCACTCGGCATAGAGTTCGTCGTACAAAAGGTTTGCTCTCGATTGAAACTTGATGCAGTTATACGATTTCCCGGTTCTTTTATCGCTTTGGCTCTGGTAAAACCACGGCGATTGCACGAGGCTTTCCAATGCGTTATACTTAGCCATGAAATATTCCTTTTGAGCCAAAGAGTGAGCCAGTGAAAGTCTGCGCTTGCTTCCCTTGCTGCTGCGGAATAGGCATCCGTCACCAATAATCGTTCCGATCAGAACCTCTTCCTGCTCCCAGCTATCCGGGTGTGCCTTGTTTCTCTCGGCAAAATCGCGTTCCGAAATCCCGTGCTTTTTAAGCACATCCCAAACTCGATTTCTTCCTATTCCAAGCGTTTCTGCGATTTCAGCTCCAGACTTTGCGCCGGATATATACTCATGCATAACTGCTTCTTCGTTATTCACGCTACATTCACCCGCTCATCCTGTTCTACTTGTCCACTTTCCCTCAAGTCCGTGGTGCTCGGGACGCTTCCCTCGCCCGCTCGGTTAAGCTGCGACAGGACCACAAACAGCATCTTGGTTTCCTGCGCCGCCGCGTGGATGTCCTGCGAGATTTGGGTCACAATCTCGTACCGGCCATTTCCCTTGCCACGGATAAGGCCAAGGTAGTCAATCATGCACACGTCAGCCTTGCGGCGCACCGCGTCCGCCCGAATCCACTGCACCGTGCGCCCGCTGGCCTCAATAACCTCAAACGGCAGTTTCCCGAAGGCATCAGGGTCAAGCACAAATTCGCCCTGGTCTCCCTCGTAGACCTTGTGCTCCTTCACAGTCTGAAAGTCCAGACCATAGAAGCATGTGATTGCCCGGTCCATGATCTTCTGCGCGGACGTTTCCAGCGAGTAGTACGCCACACGCTTGCCAGCCTTGGCCATGTTCAGTGCAAGCTGGATGGAGAAAGCAGTCTTGCCAGCCGACGGGCGAGCGCCTATAATAACCATGTCACCCGGTGAAAATGCGGTGTATCGGTCCAGGCGGCTGAACCCAGTTTTTATGTAGTTCGGTGCGCCGGAACACTGCCGTTTGATGAATCCGATGATGCCTTGCGCGCTGCCTTCGCTGATAACGCCCCTGCGGCCCGCCAGAGCCGCGTTCAGGGCGTTGGCAATATCCGAGGCCTCGTCCATCGTTAAATCGCCTGTGGCGAGTTTTAGGCCCAATTCCTGCGCCCTTAAGATCATCGCCCTCTCTCTCACTGCTTTGCAGTACACCGGCCAGTTGCTATAAGCGATGGGGGCCTCTGCGCAGGCAACCGCCAGTTCCTTCTCTGCCGGGGGCAGGCTGGACACCACAACGGCATCCAGCTTGCCCAGCTTATTCCACAGAGCGCCCAACTTCCCGTACAGGTCCGCAAGCTGCTGGTTAGTGAAGTCTTCCTCGGATACCTCCGACAGGATTTGCCCCTGCGATTCGGTAACCATAATGAGGCAGCCGATAACGGCCATTTCTGCTGCGTTCATATCGCTCACGGCAGATAATGCACCTCCCTGCCCTTGTCAACGTTGCTTTCCTTCTTGTCCCGGTTTTCCCATGTACGGATAGCAGCTTTCCAGTCCTTCATTTTGTTCTTTCCGACCATCCAGCCCTTGGAGGCGTAGAAGTCGATGAACTGTTGAGGATTCACGCTGTTGTGTCGGCTCATGCAATAAGCCTCGACCTCTTGGAGCGTGGGCGGTGTGAACCGCCCCTCTCTATTATCTGGTTTACTATCTGTACATATATAACAAGTGCCCATTTGGGCACTTCTGATGTGCCCGTTTGGGCTCGTCGAAGTATCCCTTTTCGGAACGGAATATCGCTCGTATATTTCGTCCGATAATGCGTACCATTGGGTTCTGTCAAACCTGTTGTCGTTGAAAGTCCCAACAATCAGAACGCCACAGTCGCGGAGCTTGTCGATAATGCGGCGGACTTGCTTTTTGGTCCAGAACGGGAACATGTCGGTGAACGCCTGCATGCTGTTGTATGTCCAGCTTTTGCCGTCGTAGAAGTGCCGCCCGTTCGCCTCGTTCTTGCGAATCCACCAATACAGGTTATGGATGAAAACTGCCTCGTCCACCCCGTACTCTGCCGCGATCTCGCCGTTAAATGAGTAGTCCATTGTGACCTCCTTAGAACGGCAAGTCCTCTTCACCCTCGTCGATCACCGCGAAGTCGTCGTTCTTCTTCTCTTCGTAGTGCGGAGACCCGCCGCCCTGCGCGCCACCGTCCTTCTTCTCGCCGGCAAAATGCACGTTGTCTGCCACAATCTCGAAGGCCTTTCGGTTGTTCCCGTTCTTGTCCTGATAGGTCCGGGTCTGGATGCTGCCGTTCAGCGCGATCATAGAGCCTTTCTGGAAATACTTGCAGACAAACTCGGCGGTGTTGCGCCAGCACACAATGTCGATAAAATCAGCCTGCCGCTCCTCTCCCTGCTTCACAAAGCTGCGGTCCACAGCAACGGTGAAGGTCGCAACGCTCACCCCCTGCGGGGTCTTGCGCATTTCCGGGTCTCTCGTCAAACGGCCCATGAGGGCCACGATATTAAGTGCCATTTCAGTCCTCCAAATAGTTCTTCCCAAACTCCCGGATGAAGTCCTCGATGCTCCATCCGTATGCCTCCATTGCTCTGCGCTGGGCCTCCTGTTTCAGCCGCAGCGCGGTGGAGGCGTTGTTGTGTGCGGCCAGCGGGCCAAAAATGTGGCAGTCATTGTGGCAGAGCATCACCCACAATCCCAAGCGCTTTGATTTCTCCCTGTATGGGCCGCCGAAAATCTCGTGCCGGTCCAGCTTGTCCAGAGCGCCGTTTGCGCCGCACAGGTAGCAGAACGGTTCGAAAACCGTGTCCTGCATAATGCTGGGGGCGTATCCGCTCTTATCCATCGCCGCCCCCAATCTTCACCGGCTGGTGCTGGTCTACCAGGGCGGCCAGCTTGTCGGGCGGCAGGGTCTCAATGCCCACAGCCTTGCAATCCTGCACAAGGTTGTCAATCAATCTCGCCATCCGCTTTGTGCTGTACACGCTGCTGCCGTAGTAGGCGCGAATCACCACAAATCCGTCCGGCGTATAGTCTACTTTCTCGGTAGGCCACCCTGTTCCAATCGCTGACCATGCCGTTCGGAAGCTCTTTACTTCCTCCTCTGGCAGGTGGAAATCACGGAAAACTCCAACGTCACGCACCGCGTCGATGTAAACCTCGTCTTTTGTGCTTCCGATTGCCTTTGCAAGCAATTCGCACAGCTTCCACATGTAACCGTTTGCCGTGAGGCTGCGAAGGCCTCTATGTTCCTTGATTTCGCAGTCGTACTTCTTGCCGCGAGAATCCAAAACAAACTGTCTGGCCATCGGCACGTTATCGACTTTGAGGCACAGCCACCCTTCCGGGCTTACAGAGGCTTCCGAAAATTCAAAAACCTTCATCACATCACCAACGCTGCCTGTTTCTCTTCCTTGGCTTCCTTTGCCGCCTTTTTGAGGCAAGCGGCGCACATGATCTTGCCGTGCTGGTGCTTGCTGTACTCAACGATCTCGGGAGGCTGCCAGAGCGCGCCGTCGCGTTTTTTTACGGGCACCACATCGCCGCCACACACAGAGCAGACAGGGAACTTCGTGCCGGCTTTCTTACCAAACCCAAACACCTCTCTGCCGTTCGCGATGATGGTAAGATAGGTGATAACGTGGTTATCGGAAACCACCATGTCGCCAACAGAGAAACGGGTCTTGCAGCCGTACACAGCCTTACCGCGTCCGTCCTTTCGCCCTGTGTCGTAAATGTCCGCGTTATCCTTGGTGATCCAGATAAACGGCGAGGTATACAGCTCACGTCCGATGCCCCAGTTAAAACAGGCCCTCTTGAAGCTGTCAGAGGCAAGGCCTTTCTGCGCCTCGGTGTTGCTTTCCGTGCCGGTGTCCTCTTTGGTGATCCACTGGCATTTTTCGGGGTCCCAAATGGACACCTCGCAGTTTGCGTTGTCACGGCTGTGCTTGCGCTGCCAGTTGGTAGGACCCACGGTTTCGTCCAAAAGGATCATGTCGCACCTCGCGTCCTTGTAAAGAAGAAGCGAAACGCCTTTTTCAGTGCAGGTTGCAACACGGCACTCGACCTCGTCAGCCCGCAAAACACGGAAATTAGGCCATGATTTTTCTGCCATTTTCAATCCTCCTTTAATGCGTAGAGCACCACTTTGCGCTCGGAAATGGGGTCCCATACGGTCCCGGCCTCTACCACATAGCCCTCGTGGACAAGCTCGGTAAGGCGAGGCCGGACGGCGTTAAGATCACTGTACCCCAGCACCTGCATCACGCAGCGGGCGGTCATGGGGCCGGCCTGCAGCGCCACAAGGATTTTGGCCTTGCGGGTGAACTTATCTACCTTGGCGTGGCTCTCACGGCGGGTAATAGTTGAAAGCACTCCCATCATTCCGCCTCCACATGCAAACCGCCGTCTTCCAAAGGCTCGATGGTTAAAGTCACGCGGGCCAAAAACTTTTCGCCGGTTTCGTCTTCTCGCATAGCATTGGAAACGATCTTTTCGAGGCCTTGCTCTCCAAGGTAAGTGCCATAGTTGGTCACATCCAATTCCCCCACATAAGTGAGGTTCAGCTTTTTCTTCACTGCTCGTCAACCTCCACAAACTTGCCGTTTTTGACGGTGTACCAAGTGTCCGCC